TCGTATGTGCGTGGCGCAGCTCCCGATGCGCCGTATTCGGACGGCGAGCCGGCGGCCGACAACTGGCAGAGCTTCCACGCGACCGCGTATGAAACGCCGTTCATCCCCGATTCGGAGGTTGACGCCACCCGCGAGACGGCCCCGGAAAGCGTGTTCCGACAAGAGTACCTTGCCGACCCGCAATCCGGTGGGACGCTCCTCACGTTGGATATGCTGGACACCGCGCCCGCGGACGTGCTGGACGGCACGGATTGGAAGTGGCACGTCTCGGTCGACCTCGGCGTGGAAATGGACGCCGCCAAAGCCCGCGAGAACGACACCGACTATTGGGCGCTCGCTATCGTGGCCGAGCATCCGTTGAACTCGCAGGCGTATCTCGCGGAGGTCCGCCGTCGACGCGGGCAAGCGCCCTCACAAGCGGCGAAATGGATACGCGACTGTATCGAGTGGGTGCCGACCAACCGCGTCAAATATGAAAAGGTCCAAGCGCAGTCATGGTTTGAAACGCACTTGGAGGACCACAAACTCACGCCGATCCCGCACACGCCGCAAGCGTCCAAAGAGGACCGCATTATCGGCTTGTCCGTGCCGTTTAGCAACGGGAGCGTGAAGCTCTTGGATTGGAGCGACATAGACGGCAAAGACATGGACTGGAGCGCGTACCGGACGGAATGGGCCGGGTTTCCGGGGGGAAAAGTTGACCAACTTGACGCCACCGCACAGGCGCTTGACGACGTGACGTTTGGCGTCGGCGCGTCGGGCGAGGCTATGGACCTCTACGGCCGGGGTGACGCATGAGCGCGTGGCACCGTTGCCCTGAGTGCGGTGAGGATAACGACATAACCACGATCCACGACACGCTATATATCTGTGACGCGTGCGACCACCGATTTAACCCGAGTGAGATATATGAGTGACGACGAAAGCGGCTTTGACTTGCGTGAGGCCGTCGAGAACGGCGCGGAAGCCGTCGCAGAGACGTACCGCACCGTTGTCGGCACGGAACGCGAGCAACACGTCTGTCCCGAGTGCGCCGAGCCGTGTGAGCCGACGCACGTTCACGACCCGCAGCGCGCGGCGTTTGACGGCGGCGAGTCCCCGGCGTGGGTGTGCCCGTCATGTGGTCGGGAGTTCGTGCGCGAGGCCGACGACGCGGCCTATACGCTGGACCTCTACGGGCGTGACCCGCCGCAGTAGCATACGCAAGACTTACAAGGTTGGCATACTATGGGTCATACGCACTATGGGATGCGATTGGTACAATGACGGCGACGAACCAGCAGAATTGACAATACAAATGCGATCAAAGACGGAGAACGGGGAGCTAATTGATACCGGCGGCGCGGTTGTAACGGTCCCACCGGGCGGTAAGGTGTATCTTGAAGAATTACGCGGCGGAGAGGTGAAGCGCCGATGAGCGACAACGCCAAAGAGTGGGTGACGGTCAAGATTGAGGAACCCGTGCGTGACGAGGCGCAGGCCGACCCGCGGACGTACAGCGAAATCATGCGGGCGGGGCTTGACGCGCCGAACCCCGAAAACGACGCCGACATTAACCGGGACTTGCTTGCGGAGCAAGTCGTTGACACGCTTGACGCCGAAGCACCGGGCTACTACGACGTACAAGACCAACTCGACCGGATTGAGGCGGCGGCCAAAGAGGCGACGAACGCGGCACAGAACGCCGAGCATGCGGCCGAGGAGCTTGGAGGGCAACGATGAACGCACCCGACAGCAAGATTGACGAGTTGACGGTTGAAGGCGTCGCGCACGGCTGGATGCGCGTGACGACACCCGGCGGCGAGTCGCATTACGTCGCCGAGTTGTCGGTCGCGGGCGTGAATATCAACCCGGCGTTTCAGGGCAACGAGTTCACGCTTCGCGTCGAGACGGACGCGTGGGACATAGAGGGGCGGTATAGCCCGGCGTTGTTAGTTGAATCCGCGTCGTGGTACTCAGGTGAGTCCGATGACGAGTAAGCGCCTGTTCGCGTGGATCGCGTGCGCCATGTGCGTGGCGTGTGGCGTGGCGTTCGGCGTGGCGACCCTGTGGGGTGGGGTATGAGTGGCGCGCACGGTATTGTGGACGCGTGCCCGGAGTGCGAGTCCCGTGACGTAACCGACAGCCACGGAAACGCACAAGCGCGTTACCAGCGCCCGCGGTACTTTTGCTACGGGTGCGGGACGAGATTCAATAACCCAAAGCGGTACGACCGGGACACCGGAGAATTCGTGTAAGGATAGCCCAAACGCTTAGGCCCGCGCGCTTTAACAAGCGCGTATGCGACTCACACGCGCCGAACGTATCTTGCTCGCCGTCACGCTTATCGCCGTCTTGTATCGGATCGCCCGCGACGAGTGGCCGGTCGGGATTGACGTGGAGGCGACCGAATAACGATGCCTCGGTATTCCCTGCGCGTCGGCTCGCGGAAAGTGCCGATTGCGTCAACCGACAGCGCACTCTCCGACGCGCTCGGCAAGCGGCTTGCCGGTGCGGAACCGCAAACGGCCGTTGATAGTACGTCGGCCGGAACCGGATATAGCTTTAGCGGGCAGGATATAGATTTTGAAGACCTGCGTGAGATAAAGGACATGAGAGAATCGGGCGGACAAGTGGCACAGCTAATGAATTTCAAGGCGCTTCTCAACTTCGGCGAGGGGGCCGAGCTTCACGTCGAGAATAACGAGGACACCGAGGAGATGATTGACGGCACGCCGATGACGCTGGAGGAGTGGCTTGAGCTTCAATTCCCGCGGCCGTGGGTGAGTTGCGCGAGACACAAGCCGGCGATTTCCAAGAGTTCTTGCCGGCGGAACCGTGGACCGTCCTCCCCGTCACGAACGACCGCGGCGAGATAATCGCGTGGAAACAACAGGTTCTCCAGAACGGCACGCGACAGGAACAGACGCTCAACGCCGACGTGCTATCTAATATCGTCCTCAACAAGCAAAGCGCCCGCGACAAGACCGGCATTAGTGAGGTGCTGCGTAACGAGGACGAAATCACGGCGTTCAAGGAAAATGAGCAAGCGATTAACAACGCGATTGAACTCCACGGCTTCCCGCAGCGACACGTCAAGGTCGGCCGCGAGGAGGGCGCGCCCGTGCGGGATGACGACCTCCGGCGCGTGCGGACGCTCTTTGACCCGCATAGCACGGACGCGAACACGGCGTACTTCACCGGACAGGACGTGGACGTTGAGTCCTTAGAGGCCGAGAACTTTGACTATCAGGCGATCCACGAAATGGATATGCGGAACTTGACGACCGCGCTCGGCTTGCCGCTTGAGGCGGGCAACGTCGGCGCGGACGGCCTCGGGAGTGGCAAGCCCGCCGAGTTGCGCTTTGCGCTGTTGAAGCTCGCTATCAAAGCCAACCAGCGGAGCTTTAGCACGCAATTCGTGGAAAAGGTCATCCGACCCGTGATTCGGGATTACAGTCCGTTTGACCACACGGCGCGCGTGACCGTCGAGATTGACGACCCGCTTGAGGATATTGGCGAGACGGCGGACCTCATCAATTCCATCGGGGACTACATGACCAACGCCGAGGCGCGCCGCCGGCTGGACCTGCCCGAGCCGGAGGATGACGAGGTGGCCGAGTCCTACCGCTCGCCGGCCGATATTGAACGCGACGAGGAGGGCGTTCAAGACGAGCCGATGGGCGGGCTGTTCAACGGCGACGGCAAGACGCTCGCCGAAATCCCCGACAAATACACCGAGGGGACCGGACTGTCCGAAAGCGACTTTGTGCCGAACGCCGACGTGGAGGGCGTCGTTGATGACGTACTGGAGTTCATTGACGCCGAGGGCTTGCCGAACCCCGAGGACCAACGCGAGGGCGCAGCACGCGCCAACCAGTTGAAGGACCACGCCACCAACGACGAGCCGCTTGCCGTTGAGTTTTGGGAGGAGATTAGTAACTTCCACGCGCGTCACCGGGCGCAGGGCAATCATGAGTGCGACGAGTCGGACCTACCCGGAGCGGCCGCCGAGTCCGACTTTGACGAGTGCTACTTTGACAACGGCTACTTTTCGGATAAGACGTGGGGCGGCGACCCCGGCAAGGAACAGGCCGACCGGATCGTAGACGCGATTGAGGACACCGAGGGCGTCACCCTGTCGGGTGATACGGATTTTAGGTGTCTCGGGGAGGGCGTCACCGACGAGCAACTATCCCACGCGCCGGAGTGGGACCGCCCGCTCTTAGAAATGTTCCGCGGCGTGTCCGACCCCGACGCGGACCCGAACCGGACGCTTGTGAGCTTCGCCGCAAGCGACACGCCCGAGTTTGTGCTAGAGCGCATTCGGGAGGCAATCATGTCCGGCGCGACGTTTAGTCACTTTGAGGATATTGACGACGGCCGAATCATGGAGTTCCGCCAAACCTTCGCGGACGCGCTCGGGACCGACGACTTTACGCTGGACTCCATGACCGACAGCATCATGGACTTTGCCGACCTGTCGCGTGACGACGCCGAGCGGATCGCGCGCACCGAAAGTAGTGCGGCGCTCAACAAGGCGCGCGAACTTGGGTATGAGGAGCGCGGCGAGGGCGACGCGCGGTTTTACTGGACGGGCGCGGACCCCGGCGACGCTCGACAGACCGAGGCGTGTGAGTGGTTGATTCGACAGACCAACCCCTTCCACGGTGGCGACCCCGTGCCGATGGGCGAACTCCGCGACATGGTGGCGGAAGCCCCCGAGCATGACGACGACATGGACAACACGCTTGCGCGGCCCGAGTCGTGGGTGGTCCATCCCAACGAGCGCAGCACGTTTGCCCGCGCACCGCCGGACGTATAGCCCAAACGCTTAGGACCGCGCCCGCTTACAACGCGGTATGAGTGACCTAAAGGACGAACTCCAGACGGTGGAGGGCGTGGGACCGGCCACGGCCGACAAGATTCTTGACGTGCTGGACGCACACGACACGGGCGAGCCGGACCCGTTGCTTGAGCGCGCCAAAGCCGCGGCCGAGCGTGGCGACGACCGTGATGTGGCGGTGTACCTGCGCCGCGCGGGGGGCGACTAATGCCCTTCGGAGAGTACGACGACTTTGACGAGTGCGTCCGCGAGAATAACGACAAGCGCGACCCGGAAGCCTACTGCGCGACAATCAAGCGACAGATTGAGGGCGCAAGCGCGCTATCCGACGCCAACCGCGACGCAATCCAAGCGGCGGACGGCTTTAGCGACCGCTTGCTTGACGACGATCCGTGTTGGGAGGACTATACGATGGTCGGGACGAAAGTAGAAA